CTCCTCGTTGCATTCTTTGTCACCATTAATGTGATGTACAGTTTCCCAGTCCTTTAATATTCTACAATATTTTTTTTCCATGACAAGGCGATGCTCGTAGTACCAACCTTTAGAAAAACATTTAGGATGCTCTGGAACCCATACTAAAACATATCCATCTATTACTTTTTTATTTCTTTTGGCCCAGTCAGAAATAGGTCTGTAGGGCATTGTTAATCAGCAGATTCACCAATTGCAATAATATGCAATACTAGGGATGCTTCTTTCTTTCTTTTAACAACAAATTGTGCTTTATTCTTATCTAATTGGCTAATAAGAATAACTGGTAGATCTGTTCCGCCCACTAATTTATTATTAATATCTCTAATTGTTGCAGTAACTGTTGGGCTATTGCCAAAGAAGTTGCTACCAAATACTACATTTACTTTGGAGTCTTTTTCTCCAACAGTTATAGTTTCTGTAAAAATCTTTGTACCGCGAACATTAGATTTAGCACCCTCTAAATTAGAAAATGTATCTGATGTATATGACTCAATAATGTTTTCTAGTTTATTGATTCTATCTTGTAATTCAAGAATGGTGGCATAGTCTATTCTTGCATATGCTTCATTAATTGAAGACATTACTCAGCATCTGCCTTAGAAGATTCTAGTTCAGCAATTCTATCGTCACGCTTTTTAAGTTCTTCTGTAGCCTGAGCCTTTAAAACAGCAAGTTGCGTTTCATAGTTTGACGTAATCTGACCAATTCTATTCTGTAGTTCTTGAACTACTAATTCTAATGTTGATGACATTCTTTCTCCTTAATTTTCTGGGTATTCTATATTTAATTGCTCAAGTTTTGAAATTAAAAATGCTTCTTTAGCAGAAATTTTTTCTACTTCTGATTCTAATGAAATTAGTAATTCTGAAAAAATTTCTGGATTAGTAGATTCTACATCATAATTTAACTGTGCAATATATTTAGAATATTGTAGGTTTTTCAACTGATTACGGACAATTTGCTTTTTTTCTTGTCCAGTTAACATTAAATAGTCTTCCATTAATAAACACCCTCCTATGGTATATTTACTATTACTTCTGCGTATTCATTTATATTTTCATTCCCAGCAACATCATATGCCCTTACTCTACAATACCATACACCGCTTGATCTACTATCGTTTGCTGTCCATGATGTTGATGTTCCAGATCTAGATATCCATGATACTACTGGAGTAGAACTTTTTACAATTTGTAACTTATAGCCACCAATTCCCCATGCAGTATAGTCTGGGGTAGTCCACGATAATGATATAATACCATTATTCTGAGATCCTACTAAATTTTTAACTACACTAGGATAACCTTGAATAGTCTGGAATCCAGTAAATCCAAAATTGCTGTACCCGACTGAATTTTTTGCTGTAATCGCATACCTATAAGTAAACCCTGGGGCAGCCAGAGTAGTAGTCACTAAACTTCCACTATTCCCAGACGCTGCAACGGGGCTTTGAGAAATATATCCTTCAGAAATAGTAGTAGAGCCAGCAATTAAATATTGATATATACCCCACTCAATTAGTGGAGTCCCACCATTACTACTTACTGAATAAGATACCTCTAAATCATTATAGTTACTAACTGCAAGGGATGCAGATGGAACAGGAGGTACTGTACCTACATTGTAGGCAACATTACTACTATAGCCAAAGTCGCTGTACCCAACGATATTCCTAGCAGCGACTGCATAATTGTATACACCGCTGCTTGGCAAATTATGAGTTATATCTAGATATTCATAGCCAGAGTCATTATATGTTCCTAATACAGTATAGTTAGCATCAGTTGTTTTCTTATAATATACCAGCCATTGATATACACTTTCTCCACCATTATTATTACAATACGCATTTATAGTTACAGTACTTCCACTTAATGATACAGTAACTATAGGTGCTGTTGGAATAACAGATGCAGTTATTTTAGAAGCACTTACAATAATTGATGGTTCTCCATCATTGTTTACTCCATCATCTGTATATGTTTCTACGTTTATCGCACGCGCTCTCATATAATATAAAGTACCTACTGGAACTTCAGTAAAAGTATGCCCATACTCTGCCTCAAACTGATTAAATGTTACCCAGTTAGTTTGTGTTAGTATTGCAGTACTGCTTGTATTTCTTTGAACCTGATATGTTAACCACGTTCCCCATCCCCATGCTTCATCACTAAAATCACCGACCCACGCAATAGTTGGACCATCTGTTGAGGAATATGACCATACACCTGATGGCGCTTTAGGAGTAGTAAATGGAACAACCCTATTACTAGATGGAGAGGGTAGTCCAATTCCATATTCAGTTACAGCCATTACTCTATAATAATATCCAGTTCCTGGGGTAATATTACTTATATTCCTTAATGTGGTATTGTCATTCAATACTTTAAAAGACCAATTTACCCCATCTAAAGATTCTTCTATTCTATAGTTAGAAATAGTCCCACCGCCGTTGTTAGTTGGAGCAGTCCATTGCAATCTTATTCTAGATTTATTTACTGAATCATATATTGCTGTAGCAACTACATTTGATGGAGCGGTGGGCTGATTTGGGAATACCACCTTCCATCCATATAGGTCGGTATAAATATATGCCGTACTTACTGGTTCCCAGACTTTTGTTCCAGAGCCAGTATATACTTTTACAGCAGATACATTTCTAGAAGATCCGCTTGCATATGCTTTTATTGACATAATATATATTCTACTAAAAGTTGACTAATAGGTAAAATGTAAATCACCTTCAATTGCATCAGAAGGAGGTAGTACAGTAGAGTTGCCATATGTAATAGAATTTCCAGTTGTTGGACCATTACCGTTTCTCATATATCCTTTATTACTAATTGTATCTGGATTAGTAGCAGTATTTATATTTATACCATTGCCAGCCTGATATGCTCCTCCTCCGCCGCCTATTGGATCTCCATTAAATGTAAGGGATTCACCAGTCATTACGATTCCAGCCTCATTTAATTCTATATAAGAATTTCTTCCCACCCTATTTGATGCATAAAGGGAAATAATGCCAATAGTTTCAATATTAATATTGGCCCCCCAAGAGTTTTGTGCTGCCTCTACTGGAGTCATAGATATTTCTCCTCCAGCCTGACTAGCCATATCAAATCCGTAGGCTTTATCAAATGGAGTGGTACCTCTAGTTACTGTAATGGGTCTTAAATAAAATCCAGTATTTGTATCAGATGAAATTCCGCTAGAATCTATAACCCAGCCACCGATTGTTCCGCTAGTTGCTGATATTTCTCCCTTCATTTGTAGGGTAGATCCATTCCATCTCATATAATTATTAGCATTTCCAATGCCAAATGTATATTGAAGTACTGAATTCACAGTATCTCTACCAAGGTACCAGCCTGCAGTAGAAGAATTATATGATGTTTTGCCAGCACTATAAATTTTACTATCTGATGTAAGGACTACTCCTGTTCCCATTCCAGTATTTAATAAACTTAATATTGCTGAACCAGTAGCATCTGCTTTTAAACTAAGTTGAGATTGAGTTGCTACGCTGCTTCCGCCGACCTGAATGCTTAATGATGATCCATTCCAATTTAAAAAACTATTGTCATTGCCAACTCTAAATTCTGGAACGCCGCCGCCGACTACGAAGTAGTTATTATCATTCAGGTAAAGTCCGTCCTTGACCCCTAGAACATCTTTACCAAATGCATATGTAGTTCCTTCAATAGTAAGTTTACCTTTTACTGTGCCACCAGTGGGATTGGTTGTTCCTTCAAACTCTACTTCTCCATTTTTTCTTACTGTTAAAGATTTATTTCCAGTCCATCCAGCACGGAACACTATTCCATCTGAGGGGAATCCAGTAGTTGATGGATCATACCAATAGTTATAGTCATCGACTTTTATACCATGCTTGCCTGCGCCACCTACGCCCTTTCCAATCTCTACAGTATTAATTGTTATCTTAGAATCATCAACTATTGAAGTAACACCCTCAATATCGTAGTCTTTAATTTTTACTCTGGATGTTCCGCCCGATTGCTTAATAACAGTAATACCAGAGCCGTTTGCTGTTCCTACTCTAAAGTAGGCGCTATTAGTGCTTACATTTGCAGGAACATACCAAAAGTTTTCAATTCCAGACCCACTAGTATCATTTATTACTAATCCAGTTCTTTTATCTGTAGATGATCCTGGACTCACTCTTCCTAATGCTATATTTATCTCTAGACTTCCAACTTCAGGACTTATAATTAATCTTCCATTTTTAGTGACTCTAAATGGCGCTTGCTCTGGATCATCATTTCCAGCATATATTCTAATATTTGAATTAGAAGAACTGTTTAATCCAACAGCAGTATCTTCAGCACCAGCATAAAGTTTAAATGGCCTTATTGTCCATCCACCAATTTTACTAGTTTTATTTCTATTAAATGAGAATAGTACTTCATTATCTTCCCAGCCTTGAATGCCGGAAGAATTAAAAATAACTCTATCTCCAGTATTAAATCTAGCAATCTTACCAGCATTTGTTATAGGGCTTGCACTAGAATAATTTGTTAATGAAAATGTGAAAGTATTTCCGCTAGCAGATAGCAAAGTATACTGTCCGTCAAACTGTATGGATGCTTCAGATACTAGAACTACATCTCCTGTAGACCACGCTGGAGAAGGAGTAGTAGCGGTAACAATTGTAGCGACCCCGCCACTTAATGTAGCACTTTGAATATCTAAATACGGAGCCGCAATTAATGAAGCGGTATTGCTATCAATCGTTCCACTTCCTGACATAAAAATGTTTCCAGAAAATGAACCAGATCGTGCAATCACTCTTCCATCTAATCTTAAACTAGTTCCATCCCAAGATAAATTATTAGTAGTAGTACCAGCCTTAAAAGAACCTGTGTTATACCAATAATTATTAGAATCTATAAAAAGACCGTCGTTTGTACCACTTACATTAGGCCCGAATGCCATGGAGGTTCCGCTAATTGTAATTTTATTTCCTACCGTGGCTGGAGTTCCAGATGTAGTGAATGTCCCTTCACTAACAAATTGGGTTAAATTATTTGCAGAATCGTAGGCTAGGATAGCGCCATAGTATTGTGTTCCTGGATATAATTCTTTTACTGTGTATGAAGATATAACTACATCACCAGTTGCAGCAGTATTTGTGATATCTCCAGTAGTTAATGAAAAACTTATGGTGGTAGAAGTAACTGATGTTATTTTTCTTTTGCCGTCGAAGGGAGCGCCCATATTAAATATAGTTACATAATCATCTTTCGCAAAGGAGTGTGCGGCTAGGGTAAGAGTGGCAACATTAGATGAAACTGATTTAAATGTTACTGTTGCCTTTGATGCTGGAACATCATGCACTTCCCAATTATCTTTATTAACTATATCTTCAGTAACACGAACCTTATATCCAGATGTTACTTCAGAAACTTCCCAATGCGCTCTCATAGCGGCAGTAGTAATTCCATTGATGCTTTCTGTTCCCGCGTCTTCCCAACTTAAACTTGTTGGTACTGCTGGTGGGGTAACATCAGTAGAAACTGGATCTATTGGTGTAATACTAGGAGGAACTGATGCAACTAGATTAGATTCTGCTCCAGCCTTATTGACATGAGAAACTTTTACCCAGAAAGTGGCGATAGTACTTTTAGGAACATAAGTAGAAGATCCTCTTTCTGTTCTAACTACTGCATATGTTCCAGTTTCAGATGTGCTTTCATAAACTTTAGTATAATCGTAATTTTTAAATGTTGGAAGGTCCCATGAAACTACATAGCCCAATGTTGATGCACTTAATTTAACATTAGTTGGATCTTCTGGAACTTCCGCAGAGGCAGTAATACTGACTCCGCTACTTTCATTGTCACTAGTATCTCTAGAATAGACAGTTACATTTATTGTTCCTTCAAAAGAGGTGAAGATGTTTCTATTTTCATCTTCATCTAAAGTAAATCTATTATTGTCATTAAAAAAATCTTTAGTTATTCCTGGATGGTCTGGGCTAGATATCCTTATTCTAAAGTTTTTAAAGTCTTTTTCTGTTCGTGGGCCGCTTCCATTCCATGTAATAACTAATGTGCTTCCTGTAAAATTAGCATTTAGATTAGTTACGTTTGGTGGAGCCTGATTCTTTCCAGTAGTTTTAAACATTATCCATGGTGATTCACCGATAAGTTTTTTATCCTTGTCAAATGACTTTATTTTTATCTTGTAATGTTTTTTAGGATTTAACTCATCTATGGAAAATATTTTTTTCTCTACTGTTTTCTTTGGCATTAGGTCAACTCCACAACATATTCTATTGTCATTGTGGTTCCCGCTCTTTTCTCAAAGTAGTCGGTGGATGAATTGCCTCCTGCAGAACCTATTAATGCACGACTAACTAGCGCAAAATTAGGGTTTGTTTCATCTGAGTCGTCAAGTTTTATTGCATCAAGTTCTACGGGGGCGGCATTTCCAGATGAAGATATGCCTACCTTAGAAACATTATTGTTAAAGTCTCCCGTTTCAGTAAAAAGACCAAACTGGGCTGATAAAGTTTTATATCCAGCAGATGAACCGCTTAAAGTAAAGTCGTAGTATTTTGTCCCAGGCGTAGGTAATTGATTATCATAAAATGTTAATCTTAATGTTCTATTTGAACCAGTAGAGGTTACTTTATACAACATAGACATACTATCTAAATCAGAATATCCTGAAAGATCTAGTCCTATTGAATATAATGTGTCTATCCCAGAACTTCCAACAATTAAATTACGATAGCCCACCCTTGCTATTGGTAATTCTTCAGTACCATTAAAATTAGATGATGTTAGCGAAACACCTAGATCATCTGTCCAATCTTCAGAAAAATTAGCAATTATTTTATCATCGAAGCCAGCGGAAAAAGAGTTAGTAACTGTAGGATATACTCCTAATTCAAATATTCTTCCTGCTATTGTTGAGTCTAGATCTGCAGAAAGTATTATGTTGTTTCCCTTTACCGTAGACAACACGACTGGCACTCTAATAATTTCAAACTCCAGACCTGAATCAGATACGCTAGGTGCTGTTGAATTCATTGCACCTATAGCAATTGATCCAGACCAGGCACCAATATTTCCAGCCAGGTAGTTTCTTATTAGACTCTTACCCTCAGTAGTAAGAATATTACGATATTCTCCAACTAGTTTAGAATCTTGATAAATTAAATATTTGCCAATCATTTTATGTCAACTCCACAATAGAATATTCTATTTCCCAGTATTCAGAAGACTCTTCATCATCAATAATCTTACATCCTACTTTAATAGTATAGTTTCCCTGCCCATCAGTTTTTAACACTTCTCCAAATTCTGGGTAGCCTGAGCCTTCAACTGGCTCAGACTCTACATATTCTTTATTCTTTAAGAAAAGTAAATCTACCCCATTAACTATTATTTCGTCTGGCTCTGTATCTGGAACAGCCCTTACCTTTTGAGTAATAGTTGAATCATCAATTAATGAAGGAACTATTTCTAGAATCCTTTGATCAACTTCCTGAAGAATTTGATTTTTTACTGATTCTATATCATTTTTTTGATTAGGTGGCACCTTAGACATATATCTCCCTATATTAAATTATACCACCGAAACTATTTTTTCTAATGGTTTTAAGGTTAGTGTTGTGCTAAGGTTAGTGCTAAAATTTTGCTGGATTCTTGATACTACATAAAAGTCGTTTGCCCCACTTTCAATTTTACCAGTAAAGTAATTAAATTTTACAATGTCCCCTACTTGAACTAGAGGATTGCCGAAAATTTGCACATTTATTGTTTTAATATCATTGTCAAAGGTTCTGGAAGCCATTGATGCTATTGCTTCCGCAGCATCTTTAGACTGAATAAAATCGCTGTCTATTGTAATTTCAAATGCGTTGCGTCCACCAGAAATAAACTTTTTTATTTCTTTCTGGTCACCTGGAACCAGGGCTGTGGATTTTATGTAAAATTCACTCTTACTAATAATGTTTACTTTATCCTGAGTTAAATACAAACTTTCATTTGCCATATTCATTACCGCAAATCTAGCAGTCTGTGGAGTTCCAGCAATCTGTGAAATTGCAAGCGCGTTAGAACTAATTTTACGAGCGGCTACTGTAGTAATAACATCTTCTTTACTCTGCCCGCTTCCTTGATCTCCAGTTCCATTATTACCGCCATATACTCCAATTTTATGAGGTCTTCCTGCCCAAGAAAAGTTGGTGGAGTTCCAGGAATTCCAGACTGGATTTACTTGTACTGGACTTCCTGCCTCTACTATTTGGCCTCCGCCGATATACAATGAAGCATGATGTGTTCCATTTTTAAAGAAAAATAAAAGATCTCCCTTTTGCAGACCATTAGTGCTTCCAACGTTAACATTTGGTAGTTTTCTTACTTCTTGAGCCTGAACATAGGAATATGGAGTTAAATTAATTCTTCCACCAGAACCATCCCTATATGCCCACGTTGTTAATTTAGTACAGTCCCATGTTCTTGGTGGCTGGGCGTATCCTGAATGTGGACATGATGATCCTGGGCAATATGGCTTACCAAGTTGGGCCATAGCATAATCTACTGTTTTATCAATAATATCGTCTGTATCTGGATAAAATTCTGACATTATGGCTTTCTCTCCGAAATAATATTTCCGCCCTCAAAAATGTTTGAATCATAGGTGTACCCTGTCCACTCTGCTTTAGCATTAGATATAATTGGATACTTATCGTACTCTACATCAAATATCTGTATTCCTCTAGCGACTGGCGCACCAGTATAGGCAAAATTGTGCTTGGAAGAGGTTCTAAGACCTATTACATTGCGACCATCTACAATAGTGTCAAGTAGGTTGTTGCTTCCTATAAAATATGTTCCTGTGGGAGAGTTGCTTGGCTTAGAATATTTAGAATCTACTAGAGAAAGATTAATATTGTTCATGTCTTTAAATTGATCTGAGACTCCAAAAAGGTACTGACCTAGAGTGGCTGTGCCAAATTTATTAGCGATGAACCCGAATTGTGAGTTTAGAGATAGTTGTCTTATTTTAAATTTATGCTGCTTGATTTCTTTTTTCTTTCCGTCTACCTTTTTATTAATTATTTTTTCAAACGCTGTGCTTCCACCTATAAGAACTTTACACTCATCTCTTTTTTCATTTAGGGCAACATAGATTTCCATGTTTTCATCTTCTTCTATAACTCTATCAGAATATTTAAACTGATCTTTTTCTATTATAGTTTCTATTGTTCCATCACTTTTAATTTGCTCTACATAAATAGTTGGATTTTGTTTTTTCTTATCTTCCTCTACTCCAACCCAGATTAATAGTCCACCCACCATCTTACCAGAGCCATTTATCTGTATTCCAACTCCCACCCCGACGTAACCTTCTTTTTTAGATGGAATATCTCCTAATTTAAATTGACAAAGCAGCCTTCTTTTATCTTTAAGTAGATTCGCATCTGAGTCTGTATCTTTTGGATATAAGAATAAAACTTCATCATTATCATTAGAAGTAACATTTATTCCATTGACTGTGGGATAAAATTTTAATGATGTAGTTGAATTATTATATGCATTACTTCCACGATTAAATTTTTTCATAGACCATGGAGGGGTCGTACTAGAAGTTTGTTTATTATGAATAGATGGAGGTGTTCCAAAAAGTCCTCTCTTTACATTCATGAGTTTACCTGATGGCTTAAATGATATGTTCTTGCCACTCTTATTAGAGAATATATCTGATTTAATCATTTCTAATTCTTCAGCAGAATTAACTACATATCTTTTTGTCACAGTTTCAGAATTATTGGTATAGGTAAATTCATATTCTAGGCCATCATAACTTACTATTTCCTGATCAATTAATAAATGTGAGGAGTAAGGTACGGCTCTCATAAAAACATTGGTTAGGGAAGTATCATATTGAATATAATTCTGAGATGCTGTTGTTATTCCCCTACCAGTTAATTGAATATATGGAACTATATATGAGTCGTCCTGAAGTATCCAAACCCTGTCTGTAGACTTCCTTTGGGTTACTAAAGAATTTTGGTCTACAGCCTTTTTATCTTTACTTTTCCTTGGCAGTCTTGGCTGTGACAAAGTTGGTCTTGGGGACTTATATTTAACAATTATTGATTGTGGTTTTTCATTTTCTTCAACATTTACAGAGATAAGATTACTCTTACCGTTGCTATCGTTTCTATCTTGAACATAGATATCTGGAGAGGTGGGAGAGGATGTTTTTGTTAAATCACTATATGATTTACTGTATTCGTATAATGTTTTAAACCTTACCGCACCATATTGATCTGTATACATAGCAATTTGATATATTCTAAATAAATCATTTAAAGTTTCTGATACGTTTCTATCATTAGAAGTCCAGAAGTATTTTATTTTTTCGTTTTGAGAAAATGTTAATTCCGAATTATTAGAATTTGAAAAAACTTTTAAGTTTACTAATTCATCTCCATATACCTCGCCAAATCCTATAGGATCTAGTACTGAATAAATGCATTCAGATATTCTTTTACTTTCTAGATATATAGGCTGAGTTTTTGTAGATAATAAATCTTTTATTGCATCAAATGCTGTAATTGAAATTGAATTATTGGATTCTGTCCACTTATCAATATATCCAACAAACGCGGGTACATAAGTTTTCCCAGATGTTATGCCTACTCCACGATACGATGTATCTATATCATACCCGCCTCTAATTTTATTTCCCTTGGAAAGAATTTTATTCAATACAGACGTTGAGGATATTGTACTTATTGGTCTAATATCTTTATTTGATGTATCAGATACAGATGGATCGTGTAGATTTTTTATAATAGGATCATTATACAAATTTATTGTGTAAGTATTAGATGTGATCCCGCCGATATTTAATAATGAATCTGATGAAGCCTCTTCAGTAGTTGATACATTAGTAACAAAATTTGTTAGATCAATATCTAGCCTAGGAGATACTTCTATTAATTCTAATCTTCCTGGTAAATCTATAAAGTCTGTATTAGTAACTTGCAGGGCTACACCTTCAACTCTTATGCCCCATATTTCCTGATAACCTAGATTAGATCCCAAAACTACATCTCCCACGTTGCTGCCAGATGTTGAGATGCTTGGATATGAAGTACTAGTCCATTTATTAGTTGTCCATGAAGTTCCATTGTAATATAATATAAAAGTTCCATCAGCATTAACAGTAGAGGAACCAGCAATGCTTGAAGACCATCCAGAACTAGTAAGAATATTTACTGCTACAGTTTGTGGCTTGTAAGAAATTGTATTAAATTTTAATACGATCTTATTTGTTTTAATTTTATTTTTATATAGTGCCCAGACTTGTTTACTTTCAGTAGAGGTTCCAGACACATAGTATGTATAGACATTTCCTGGATATGGCGTGACACTTCTTTGTACTAACTCATACTTAGGGCCAAGGGCGCAGTAGGTTGCCATATGAATTGGAGTACATTGTTGTGCTATTCCTTGAATGGATGGTTTTGTTGGGGCTGGACTTTCTAAAGATCCAGACATTTCTACTAGAAACTCTCCTGGTCTTCCTGACTCAAATACTCTTTCTAAAGGAAGTCTATTTGAAGAATAAACCTCATAGTCAGAAATTGTAGATCTTGTTAATTGTCCAACTAGTAGGGCTGCCTTTTTAGATGTTGGTGCATTTATATAGAATGTTATTCTAACTTTATTTACAGTAGAAAATTGGTCTGGGTTAGCGAATAATATTGATACTGGCTTCCATGATACAGAGTCTACGGTTACTGTTTCAGATACAGTCTCAGAAAGAACTTTTTTATTTGAAGAATCTATACCTTCAGCAACTATCAAAACATCAAACGACTCCAGACAACTGGTGTCACCATTTTCTAATTGATAAACATAGTCAGACTTTAAAAACATGTTGAATTTTACACAGTTTTGTCCTGTAGATGTTTCTGCATACCAGGCATATTCTGTTGGCTCTAGTGATGGTTGTGAGGTTTTGAGGAGTACAGCATTGTTATTAGGAGTTGTAAGTGCTGTTTCTATTCCTCTTCCAGAATAATTTTGAGATGTTCCGGCATCTACTACTTGTGGAGTTCCTGATACATTAGATAGTGTTAATAAAATATTTTGTAGTGTTGTAGCATTTTGTGTGCCAGTTCCACAAAAATAGGCATTGTTATTATCGTTATGATTTATTTCTATAAAAACTCGCGGCTTTATATCTAGCGTCTGACTATTTTTAACATGATTTTTTATAGTTGTATCGCCAAGCATCAGATCTCCACAAATTCTGCATTTACATTCCAATAATCAAATTCTTGATATCTTTTAACTACATCGAATGTCATTGATTCCCAGAATACGCTAATAGTTTCTACATATGATAAGTCTGATGCATTATTTCTTTTATAGTAGAGTTTCATGCTCATGTCATATGGATAGTTTATTTCATAAAATCTTTTTATTGCTAATGCGCTAGCATTTCCATCAACAACCATAGAAGAAATGGTTGGAAGCATGTCCCATGCACATGATATTCTTTTCTTATTAGCAATGACGTACTTTCTCATTGTTCCGTCTGCCATTCTTTGTGGAGATTGTATGGTTTCAAAGGAGGTCTGGAGCGCTGATCTAGAATGATCAGATAAAGTTAATTGACCATTTGACTCCCCTGTTCCTGGAACAAACTCTGTGGTGTTCTTAGAGTTTACCTGAAGCGTAACAATACTTGGTGTTAAAAGAGCCATTATATTCTATTCACCGTCTTTGACATTCTTTGTTTTCTATCTATAGCAGACATAACTTCTCTTGCTATTTCATCAGCAGAAGCATTAGATCCAGCCACGTTTACATTAATATTATACTCTACATTGCTTGAAGATTCACTAACAAATCCGCCCTTGTTGTAATATACTGCTCCGCCCATTCCCATATTTCTTACCATAGATGGATATTTAGAACTCCCCCCACGACCGAATTCTGGAAGAACACCCTTATTTAGTAGGTCAAAGAAGCCCATGCCAAATTTGTCTACGCTTGATGCTCTGATTACATACTCCCCATTGGAAAGCATTGCTGGAATCAGATCGTCCATTGGTCCACCTGGACCACTAATAAATCCACCATTTGCTCTAAATCTACTATCTGTAGGTGTTCTCCATGGCTCATTACCATCTATATTTTTTACCCATAATGGATTAGATGCAGAGTTAGTAATAGTAGTTGGTTTATCACTTGGCTCTACAGTAACTCTGCTATTTATGCTTAATTTTTCAGCAGTATCGGCAGTACCAAAGAACCTTCCGTCATCTCCAAAGAGGCCGCGCAGCGCTGGAGGAACTTCTTGACCGTTTACAATACCGTCCCACTTACCCTTAATTTCTATTTCTTTGAAGTAACCATCAAATTCTGTATTTATAATTCCCTTTACTGAACTTGCTACTGCTTCAGCATCTCTTGATGCTTGTCCTGGCTCCAGTCCCGCCTTTATTCCATTAGTGTATGTTGCATCATATATAGCCTTAGAGATGTTATCTAATATTTGTCCTCTTGTTAAACCATCTCTAATTCCCTTTGTAAACTCTGTAATAATTAAGTCGCCGTTTCTATCGCTAAATCTATTCTTTATTTCATCAAACTTTTCATTAAAACTATCTAGATTTTCATATATTCCAGTAGCAGTAGAAGATTTCATTGTAAAGAATTTATTGGCACGCCTACGAGCCTCTTCTGCAGTCATTCCAATTAATCTAAATTGCTCTATTACCATTTCCTTACTTTGATCTCTATCTAACTTTGGATCTTGTAATATTGCAAAAACGTTAGGCAGTACCTGATTAAGACTATCTCCAGCCACACCTATATCTTCTAGGTCTGCGGCTATTTGATTATAAATCGGTACTTCTTTAAATCCTTCTCCAATCATATAGTCAAAGATTTTTTCTAGTTCTGCTCTTACTGTCTTTAGTGGAACTCCAGCCTTTACTGCCTCTTCTATATATCTCTTAATAGGCGCTGAATTCCAGAATGCATCTGCACCTCTATCATTAATATCATCAAGTATCTTTACATTTCCTTGAAGGGCACCCTGAAGTTCACTATTCAAGAACATGAGTCTTTGTTCCATCTTCTTGGCTGCTGCTTCATCAGCACCGCCTCCGCCTCCACCGCCACCGCCAGAGGAGTCTTCCTTTTGCTTTTCTAGTTGCTTCTTTCTTCTTTCTGCTCTAGCAATTCTCTTATCTTCAGCCTCTTGTCTCAGTCGCTCCTTTTCATCCTCACGCTCTTGAACTCTATTAGCATCAAGTTGGGACTGTAGGAGTGCAGCATCAGCAATTCTTCCTTCTGCCTTAGCAATCATTATTTGACTTTCTAGATCTTGTTGTTGCATTGCAAAATCTAGTGCCTTCTTTTCTAAGTCAAGAAGTTTCTGACGTTCTTCACGCTCTTTCTGAATTTGCTTGATAATTCTATCTTGTTGCTTAATCTTCTTATCTATTGCTTCATTAGCAGCATCAGAACCTCCGCCGCCGCCTCCACCGCCAGATTCAGAAGGTATCATTGAGGATACATCTGGCATAGCAATTTCTGTAGGAGCAGTTGGAGCAGGAATTGCTGGAGGTGCGCCAAAATCGTAACTTCCAGTAATAATTGTTGTTAATATTGCAGTCTTTCTTTCTTCGGAAGGAAGTGCAATAAATTGATCCCAATTATCTCTAAGTTCTACTAGATCTTCATTTCCTTGAATCTCTGCATAAAGACCCTTCTTTGTATCTGGCAATGATTGAACGTATTCAAAGTCTGAAATGAAGTTCTGCATTTTTAGTGGATCTGACTGAATATCAGCAATAACAGACTTTTGAACTTGTGGAGGAAGTTTAGCAATTGCAGACAAAGAGGCATAAATGTCAGAAAGTGGTTTTCCTATTTCTACAGAATCAATTGAAATAGTCTTAATAAATTCAGCATCTAAGCCCATTCCAAGAAGTTTTATTATTTCTGTTGCATTATCTTCCGCACCCTTAACATTAAATACTATTTCTAGATTTTTCCTTGTATCTTCATCGGTAATAATATCTGCAAGATTTTGCATTTCACCTAAAGTTATGTCTCCATATGCTGCTGCAAGTTGCACTTGAGTAAGAAGTCTTTCTCCTACTCCAAGTGTTTCAAACATCCCTTTGGCAATATTTTCTATATTTGTGAAGTCGGCTCCACGACCTGATTTATCAGCAATATCTTTAAGCATAGCGCCAACATCTGCGCCGCCTTCTTTAAGTTTTAATAATGAGTCAGCAGCATTAATGTTTTGCTCTTGAATTTTTTTCATCTGACTAGAATACTCTTCGTAAGTAATGCTTCCAGACATAAAATCATTAGTAACTAAAGCCTGTGCTTCTCTTAATTTATCTAGTTGTGATGCTAACTGTGGAACACTTTCTTGTGCAAATCTCGTAAAGGCTCTTTTTTCTTCTTCGTCACTAAAGAAGTCAATTCCAACAAGATTAAGCAAGTTATCGCCGATCTCTTGGAGGAAGTTCTCTGAAGTAAATACTTCAGCAAACTCTTCTCTCCAACTCTTACCAGCCTTGTAAGCGTTATTTTGAATGTCTCCAAATTCTGGTAGTGTTATTTCTGGTATTGTATCTAAGAATAAAGAGGAAATATTATCTTTTACTAGATTCCCCTCGCTGTCTATAACTGAATTTATTCCCTGTACCAGAGATCTTCCTAATTCTGGATTTGCTAATTCAATTGCAAGTGTCTGGGCTACCGCCTTTGCCTCTTCTGGAGTAAATATTTCCATGAGGGTAAGTTGTTTAAGTTGATTAGACAGGGCTACCCTTAGTTGTTCTCCACCTAGATTTTTAGACATTTCTCTTAGTTGTTGTCCAGCCTCTGTATCTAGTATTGACTTGCCAGTTTCTGCAACTTGCTCTGGCATTACAATGTTTCCTAGTGCGGCAGTTAGTTTTTCAGATGGCTTTAACTTTCCTATTTCAGAAGCAAATTTATCTAATACTAATGACGATCCATTTAGCGCTTCACCATAAGCAATTAATCTATTATTTACAGCCTGCTGTTCTCTTTGATATGATTGAAGTATTGGTATAGCAGCACCTATAGCAGCACCCATTGCCAATCCTGGAACACCAAACATGCTTCCCATTGATGCTCCTAGTAGGGCACCGCCGCCAATTTTTGCTGCGTCGCCGCCTGACCCATCCATAGGCATAAACATCATGCCCATTCCTGCGGCCATTCCAGCACCCATAGCAACTCTTTGACCCCTAGCGCCTTGCCCCATGCCGTATTGTGCTGTAGTTGTTAAAACTTTATCTGTAGCATTCTTAATTGCTACAACATATTTACCATTTGCTTGTTGCACTAATTGAAAACTTGCTGCTGTTTTGTCATGCTCAAGTATGAGTGCTTGTATTTCTGCATTAAGTCTTCGTCTTGCAAAGAAGCCCATCTTCATAGTTGAGATTTCTTCTGTGATGGATGCAAGTTGTCTTGTTCTATACATAGCCAGCGCTTCTTCTTTTGGTATAAGTTTTCTAGTTGTTAGATTTACTGCATTTAGAACATTGCCAGCAGCAGTTATTTGGAATGCATATTTCTCTCCAGCAATTTCTAACAACTTTGCACTTTCCATTTGCTTAAGTTGCCCGACTTTTGCAGTCATTAATGTTCCGCGATAGGCATCCATTTCTTGCCTAGTAAGACCCATAGATTGAGCAAGTTCATTCATTTTAGGCTTTAGCAAGCCCTTTTCAGCAAGTGCGAGTTCTTTAGTATTTGCTGTTAATTCATCCATAATAATGGCAAGTTTTTGCTTTGCTTTTGTTACCTGACCAGCATCCTTTGCTTGTCCCGCTGCTATTCTTTGTTCTCTTTCAGTAAGTTTTTGAATCCATGCATTCCTTTGAGCAGTAAGTTGAGTTTGTTTATTTAGAGCATCCATATATCTTTGAGATCTTTTATCTACCATTTGTTCATCTGGAATCGTGCCGCCGCCTGCTCCAGCAGAAACCATTCTAAACATATTATCTGCAGTTTTACCAAATCCTTGCATTCCTGCAGCCCTTAGTCTTTGCTCAAGTCCTGCTGTTGTTGCACCTACCTGTGCAATAACCTCGCCCATTGTTCCATTAACAGACACAACTTTTCTCGTCTGCTCATCGACTAAGCGTTTAAATTGTTTTCCATTTACATCTAGTGCGCCCATTAATATTGCTTCAGCACCAGCGACATTTCCTTTAGCCATTTCTCTATTGATGGCTTTCGTCATATTATCAACTTGAGTCTTACCCATTTGTTCAAGTCTTAGCAAGGAGGCGTGATATTTAGCAACATATGCATTGTATTCGTTTCTTGATGGATATAATCTGGCTGCTGCTGTTTGTCCTTCTGCTCCAGATGTTCTCATAGTATTAAGATATGCTAAGTTTGAAGCACTTGCTCTTCCAGCACCATAAGTCATTTGTTCTAATTGAGAAATTCTAGATCCTCTTGATGGGTCATAGAATGACGTTGGTGCAAACGAGGCTCCCATCGCCTGCTGCCAATTTCTAGCGGCAGCCTGTGCGGGTATTGATGGGTTTATTAATGTACCAACAGTTTGTGCTAATCTAATGTCTTTTGGCAAATTCATCGATGGGTGTAGGTGGGAAAATTCTGGGCCACTAAATGATGATGTACCACTTCTTTTACCCATTCCAAGCATACCGATCACAGATGAATTTCTTGCTGCTAAGGCGGCTGCTCCAGATCCTGCAACGGCAGCGGCTGCACTAGCAGTAGCCGCACTTTGTCTAGCCATTGCTGTAGAAGAAGCAGTAGCAACTAAATTCATGTTTCTGGCAACTTGCTCAAGTTCTGCATTAAGAGTGTCAAGTGCTGCTCTTAAGGTATTAGTAGCCTCAACTTGACTAAACATTCCCTTAGAAAGAAGTTCTGTGGATGCTCTGGCTGCAATAGAGTCTGCTGTATAAAATTCGAATACCCCGCGTGCGCCACGGCGCAATGCCATCAAAGCACCTACTGTTTTAATTATGTAGCCAAAGAAGTTGCCGAATACGCCTGTGATCATAATAATAGGACCAGCAATTGCAGTTATGCCACCGACAATTTTGATAAATGTTTTTAATCCTTCTGGAAGATCATTAAATGCTTTAATGATATTTCCAGCAAATTCTACAATCTTTGCGCCTATTTCAACAAATGTCTCACCTATAGGAATTAGATTAGACTTAAGAGTTTCTACTGCTCTAGTAAATCTCATAGAGGCAGACTCAGTTAAAAGTTTTAATTCTCGTTCAGCAGTTTGCGCTAATTGAGAAGTACTCATGCCAGCAATTTTAAGAACTTGTTCTGTCTGACTTCCAGCCTTATTCAAATTACTTAAGAGAGCATTAATTCTTGAGAACTGGAACTTTCCAAACATTTGTTCGATTGCTCTTTGACGACTTAGGTCATCTAGACCCTCTAACGCCTGCTGCAATTCAATAAGTGTTCCAATGACGTTTCCAGCATTTCGATCAACGATATCTGTAAGATTGACCCCAAATCCTTTAAGCAACTCAGTTGTTTGCTTTGTTGGATTAATTAATGCACCTAGGGATGACTTGATAGCGTTTGCGGCTTCTGACGCGGGGACGCCACCCTCGCGCATAGCAACCATCATGCTTGCTAGATCGCCAATACTTCCTCCCAAGCCTTGAACTACTGGGCCAGCCTTAATAATTCCAGTAACTAAATCATTTAGTGTCGTAGATGTTTGATTTTCTACAGCGTTTAGAAGATTAATTGAGTTGGTTAGTCCATCAGTATCTTGCTTGAAAACGCTTTGGATTGCAAGAGTTGCTTTCATAGCCTCTTGACGATCAACTTCACCAAGCACGGAGAGTCGCATAGCCTCTCTAGTCGATGCTAATAAATCATTTCCTTCTTTACCAGTAGCAGCAATGTCTGCAGCAATTCCTAATGTTTCTGATGCTGCAATGCCCATTGTGCTAGAAAGTTCTTGTGCAAGGGCTAGAGTTTTGCCTCTAATTGCATCAAGTTCCTGCTCGTTAACCATTCCCTTTGTAGCATCACCATAAACCTTAGCCATTCTGGTAAGTTGCTTATCTGCATCCATAAACATTTTTCCAGCGACCGCGCCAAAGATCATCAACGGAACTGTCAAGCCAACGGTCAACTGTCTACCAGCCCATTGGGTATTCTTTCCCCAGTTAATTAATTGAGTAGCCCCGCCCTGAACTACCTGTCTAAAAATCCTATGCTCTTGGTTTAATATTTTTTGCTTATCAATGGCTTCATCTATACCCTTAGGGGTGACCACCATTGCTTTACCGCCACCCATATTCATGGCAGTAGAATTCATCATTCTTACTTGCTCTCTGGCTAGAGATCTAATTTGACTTTGTTGTCTTCTAGCATATTGAGTGCCTGCTCTAAAATACTGGCCTAATCTAAGATTTCCTCTTTCTAAAGATCTGCCAAATTTTTCTGTTTCTGAAGTAAGATTCACCATCCTAGTTTGGAACATGCCACTAGCACTTAAAGCATTAGCAAACGCAGATGAGTACGATTGAATATTTCTAAGTTGGGTTGGACTACCAACCATGCCCATGCTATTGATAGCCGCTATTTGAGATTTTAGTCTTGCAAGTTGCCCCTCAACGCCAGCAAAGTTGCCAGTAGCAACTATCTGCAAATCTATTCTACTCATACGACCACCTCTTCAACAGACTGAATATTGTGACCAATTCCTAGGCCCACGCCAAAGCCTTGTGTGGCAACTTCAGATGGAGTCATCTCTGTAATATTTGATGACTCCTTATCAGAAAGATCTACACCTTGGAGTGCTGCGAGGAACTTATGCTCTTCTTTCTGCCTTGTTCTATAGGCATTTAAAGTATGAACTAACTCATCTATTGATAAGTTTTCTTCAAGTTCGTCGTAACTCTTCCAGTTTCCCAACAGAAACGCCTCAGATTCCAGAGCGGCGAGGTCTAGTTTGTCCCAACTAGCGCCGCTCCCAGTAGGTTTGGGTCGTTCAATTTAAGTCCCCCACATATTTCTAGAATTTTCATCATGTTGGGGATATTCACAGCGTCTTCAAACTTCTCTCTATTAAGACCTATTTCTGGATATGCCTTCTCTAAACAAACCATAGCCGCCTTGACAAAAATGTCCATAGCATCTTCTTCAGTTTGTATTTCTTCTGAATCTAGTTCTCTAATTACTGCCATAAACTTTTTCAACTGCTTAATTGGAAGAGGCTTAATAAAAACACTAGTTCCATCTTCTAACTCTAATTCAGCAGTATCATATATAGTAGTTGACAATTTTCCTCCTAATAACTTATTAAAATTATATCAAAATCAGGCGCAAAAACATAAAGATGAACCCCGCCGATTGGCGGGGTTTCACCTTAGAACTATTTAGTTATTAGGGTTAGGAGTAGACTCTATCAAGAATCTCGCCGTACTCTGCATTTGCATATCCGTCTGCTGGGAGGCAGCGGAATGTAACTGGGTAAACAGTTGATTCATTTCTGCGTAGAGCGTGGGAAACAGTCTCCATAGAAAGAACGCGACGAGCAAGGTACACTCTCTCTGTGTTTGATCCTGCGACTGCTGGGCCTGGGCCTACAGCGATCAATGATCTTTCGACTGGCTTCTCACCAAGGGCTCCTGCTGCAAGACCAAGAACGTTTGATCCTGTTGTTGGAGCGCCGTATCCTGATGCTGATGCTCTTGTTGATGTTGAAGAGTAAACACTATTCAACTGTGTAGCATTTGATTGACCAAAGGCTACGCGAACATTTTCAAGTGTACCTTCATTCATAGAAGTACGAAGCATAACTCTCAACTGAGTCTTGAAGATACGAGCGGAGTCAAGCAACTGATCAACCTCAACCTCACCATAAGTTGGTTCGTATGAAATTTCGAATCCTTCAGATGTGAATCCAACATCTCTCCAGTCAGTTGCTCCTGAGCCAGTACCTAGGTACGTTGCTGCGGAAGCAGTTGTGCCGAATACTGGCATGTTTTGTGGTTGACCACCTGAAACAGTTGAATCATTCTTTGAAATGAAGACCTGAGCGGCACCAACGATAATGTTGCTAACTGAACCTGCCATTTATACTTTACACCTACCTTTCAGATATTATTAAATATCTAGATTGGTCATTCCTCATTATTATAATAACACGAATTGGGCAAGACTCAAAGGTCAGACGAATCTACCAGATGAATCTAAATATCTTGAATATTTGTAAGAAATCTCTACAGTTCCTGCTACTCTTCCGCCCTCTAATTCAACTGGTGCAGGGCCAGAAGCATTTTCTAAAGACACAGTATAGAATATTACTTTATCATCTTTAGGATTAAATTTTTGTACATCCTGACCAGACTCATCTACTCTTCTAAATAAATCTATCATTAGTTCTATGATTTCTGCTACCTGAGAGACTTGATTTGCAATAATAGTGTATAGCATTCTTTCTTCACATATCCACCATTTATCTCCATATCCTTCAACTTCATAATCATATATGATGTATGGCAATTCTGGCATGAGATTATTAAATTCTGGAACCTCTTGTGAAGGTATTATTGGAATAACAGATTTAGTAAAATTATCTGGACGATATTGATCTTCTATTAAAATTCCTGAATCCTTTAATTCTTCCCATAAAAATGAATTCAGAACAGACCTAGCATTTATCTTATAATCTACCACTAGATAACACTTCCTATAGTTTGATATGGGGCTAGAGTAGACTTGATTGCTAATCTTGCGGAATTTTTATCGGCACCCTTTTTACTTAAAGCCCTAGCAATATTTTTTTCTAATTTATTAAAAACTCCAGCCTCATCTAAAGAGTTTCCAAAGTTTATGGTCCACCAACTTCTAAAATGTTTTTCAAAAGAACCAGTTGTCGCCTTGCCGCCAGGGTTTCTTATTGTTATTGTTTTCCCTGGAGGCACAAATAGTATCCCGCCTGACTTTGGGCTGAAGGCAATATGTCTAGAAGTAATAAAACTTACCTGTTTGCCATTTTCCATGACTTCTGCTTTTCTTTTAAATATCCCACTTTTTGTAACCTTTCTACCACTACGTCCAGGAGTTGTTAATGCTGGAGCAATTGGAGAATTCTTTTTAGAATTATTAAACTTGTAATATATAGAGGCATTTCCTGCCCCCTCTTGTTTTTTAATTATTCTAAATAATCTTGAAGATTCGTTTCCAGCGCCTCCCCATTCATAAACATGATGAAAAGACTTCTTTGCTGATCTTGCTAGAAGATTTGTTCTTTTAACAAATTTTATTGCGGATAAAGAGAACTCAGCAGACATTATTTCATTTTTTGATTTAACAGTTTTTAATTCTTTAATGCCTTCTATTTTATTTTCTATCTCTGCATATAATCTTTGAGAAGATGCGGGGGACACTCTAACATTAATCATTTGATTGCACCTGAGTCCTCTTGAGATGATTCTCAAAGTACTGGACGTTTCCAAAGATATCAAAAATTGGATGAGATGCGTATACCTCAAATATAGTACTTGGATTAGATACTCTGTCTATCTCTGTATACAACTCTTCATTTTTAAAGTTTTTTACTGAGGATACTCTCCATCTTTTACTTAATTTTTCTAGAGTGTACATTTTTACTTCTAATTCTTCTATGTATTCTTTACCAAACGTTTTGTTATCTGATGTTGCGCTTCCGCCACTTTCTCTAATGGGAACAATTGAGCATTGTATATTCTTTAACAATACCCATCTTCTAGTTATAGCGTTTGTACTCTCATCTTGTTCAGATATTTGTTGATAAATATCTGCTGTCATTACAAGTGTGGAACTTTGAAGGCAACCATACACTAAATAATCACCAACTGTATCATTTTAAACTTTTGTAGTATAGCGTCTGCAATAGCATTTCCAGTTCCTGCGAAAGCGAGTGAAGATAATTCTACAGACATTTGACCAGTATTCATCTTCTTCACATACTTTGAACGCCAGATACTATCATTACATAATAGATCATTGACAATCAAAAGCATGGCTTGCTTTACCTCTAATGGTAGAACTTGGTAGCCAAAAGTACCCTCTACCTTATACCTGTACCCGTCTTTAAATTTTGCAGGATTTATATCTAAGATAAAAGATCTTTCGCTCTCCTGAATGTCTTCTCCTGCTGTACTAGCAATGACTCTGAGGGCATTATTTGTTTCAGTTATTTCTAACTCTACGCCCCAATTATTTATATCTTCATCGATATCAATTATTAATTGATCATTCTCATACAACTTTTTAAATTCTATGATACGGTGCGGAAGAGAAAGAACATCAGCATTAGTTCCATAAGCAACTACAGGATTTGTATTCTCTGTTAAAGAAAATCCCAAGTAATTATTTATTATCATTCTTGCGGTTCTCGCGGCTGCATGAATCTTTTCAAACGGTTGGTAGTTAGCACCTTCTGGGTATGGAGAAAATCCTAACTCTAATATTATTTCATCAACAGTAAGATAAGGTATTGTTACATAAATATACTCAGTAGAATTAAAGTATTCTTCACCAATTTGATACTCCCACTCTATCTTTAGTATTCTTTCTATAGCGGTTACATTTGCTGGAAGAAGAAGTTCATACTCTCCAACATACTCATCGTCAGTTTGTTCAGCATAGTCTACTAAAAGAATAGTATTTGTTGAAGCATCTTTAACTACAGCCTGAGGCGCTTCTACTGGCTCAGTAGGCTCTCCATTAAAATAGGTTGTAACGTTTACTTTTGTACTACTGCCAGCATATACTTCTATCAATTAACACACCTCTTAGTTATAGTATTCCTGCACCTCTCGCGGAGTAGCCATTCTAAATCCTTCTTCTATGGAAAAGATAAAATCTGCATCTTCTTCAGACATAGCGACAAAAGGATGCTCTCTTGTGAAGGTGAAGCCATTTATTTCAAATCTAGCGTTTTCACGATCCATCTTAACTAAAACTGTATCTCCAGATGCGACCTTTTTTGCTTTCTTTTCTGGTACATCAATAGTCTCTGTTTCAGCCTCTGTAAACTTAGCATACATTTCGAACGTGACACCCTCTTCTTCTAGTGCTGCCATAATTTCATTTTTGGTCTTTGCACTTTCTAGGTCCACGGCAAAATACTCTGCAACTTCTTTAAGTTGTCCAACTTTCATTGTAGAAAAAGACATAATTCTCCTATCTCTTATAGTCAATTATATCAGAAAAGGCGAAAGGGAGGGATTTACATCCCTCCCTGCCGCACTATAATTATTAAATTATTATCAGGAAGCAACCTTGACGTTCTTGACAACTACGAAAGAGTCAAGATTCTCAACTGCCACACCAACACGAATGTAGAGTGTGTATTCGATTGTATCCTTCTTTGGCTTGAATTCACGGTAAACTGTAATGTCACGCTTGATGCCGACAATGAAGTTTTGTGGGAATGTCAAGTGGACCTCACCATGTTGCCCTGTGGCTCCAGAGTAAGTTCCGGTACGAGTCTCATCGATGAGGGGAACCTCAACGACAGGAATACCGAAAGCGAATGGAATTACTCCACCTGGATTGCCCTCAGGAGCGGCTGGATTTCCACGAAGAATGCTTGAAGCGATATCTTCTGGAGTAGATCCAACTGTTGTGAGGTTGTACAAGTAGTCTTGAACCAGATTGCTTCCGGTGAAGAAGCGCAACTGGTTACGACGTTGCTTGTACTTGCGAGGCATAGCCTTGAGTGCGCTATTGAATGTTGCCTTGCTGATGGTTGCACCGCCTGCATCAACAACCTGTCCACCATTAAGGGCTAACTTACGGAAGCCATTAAATGCCTTGTAAAGATTGTCTGATGTGAGTGCTGTGTCACCATTGATAGCGAGATCTTCAATATCGTTACCAGCCTGTGTTGCCATAAGGCGAGCAATGTGATCTTCAAGATCGGCACCTTCAATATTATCCTCAAGTGATTCGCTTGAGAGTTCCCAGTCCAAGCGCAGTTTCTTAGTAGTCAAAGAAACCTTTGTGAATGTTGCTCCACGGTCTGTTTGACCTGTGCTTGCACCTTCTGTAGCGAGAACCATTAACTTCTCGCCAACTCCAACCTTGTCAATTTCTGTTGTATCGGAACGCATACGAATTGTGCGTGCGACTCTTGTCAAGATTGTTGCATCGAACATGTAGTCAATGAAGCGATTGGATTGTTCTGGCTTTAAAAGGCCACCACCGCCTGCACCAACTTCAGTCGTGTCGATTACTTTTTGTAAAAGTTCGTTACTCATATCTGCTTTTCACCTACCTTTCAGTTTTTGTATTTATAGGTCACGGACACCGAGGAATGAGCCAGACCAGATACCTTTTCTTATTGTTGTTTCTTCCTTTGATCCATCCAGATCTTGGGACTTCTTAACAGCAGTTTCATTTTCAACCAAATCCACGCGCTTTTCGATTGTGTCGATGGCACTTTTGATATTCTGAACTGCTTTGCTGAGTGAATCGTGCTTCTCAGCCAATTCTGTAATTTGAGCGTCGATAGTCTTGGTGATTTCTTCAACGGTCACCTTAGTCTCTTCTGCGCTCTTGCTGATGTTTTCTCCGAAGAATGTCTTGAGGTCTTCCAACATTTTAACAAAGTCGGGTTCTTCAACCTCAACATCGGAGTTTGCAGCCTTTTCTAAGTCTTCTTCTACCTCTTCCTCTTCTGGAGAGGTTTCTTCTGCTACAGCCTCAACAGCCTCTGTTGCTTCCTCTGCAACTACGGCTCCCTTTTCTACAACTTCTTCAGTTGTTTCTTCAATCTCTGTAACTTCTTCACTTTTTTCAATTTCCATATTCTCTACTGCACCTCCTTCAATATTGGTTTCATTATCTGCCTGCTTTGCTATTGTTGGCTCAGGCATTTCTTCTGGAGTTGATCCAGAAAGACTATGCTTTTTAATATGTCGATCTATTGCTTTACCAATTTCTTGATTCTTAGCAACGTCGTTAGACTCTACCCAGCCAATATTTGTCATGTCTGAATCACAGACAAGGCAGGCGGAGGAGTCTGAATCTTTTGCTACTGCTATTTGATCTGTCTCGCACCAGAAAATATTATCCATTTTAATTTCTGTAGCAATTCCTGTAGCAACTAGTTGGTCATCTACTTTTTGTATAGAAAATACATTAGCGAGTTGATTTGCTGGACTATCTACAAGCGAAAGTTCTACAAGGTCATACTCTTTAATGACACGAACCATGTCATCGCCTTTTTGAACTTGATCCACCTTTGTAATATTACCGCCTATGGAAAATCCAGAGAGGGTGCCATCAAGAACCTTTTCCCAGGTATCTTGGGCACCCTTGGAGACATATGTATCTACAAACACTCCACGATATGATTTTCCAGTTGACTTATCGTAAAATTGCTCTTCTCTAAAGTTTGTGACTTTGCCAACAGCAATTGGCTGATGCATTTCACGGAGGTTGCCCCGAAATGTCTCAAATGCCTTAATAGAAGCATCTGCATCAACAATATCATTGTGTCGATCTACATTGTCTAATGTAGCAAATCCCGAAACAATTCTGCGCTCTTCATCTACTTTGAAGAACGGTACGGACAGACTTATACGGTCGCCGTCACTATGCCAATAAGATTTAGTTATTTCCATCTCAAATAAATTCTATCAA